GCATAAAAATTAAAATTTTAAAATCAGAAGAGGTATCAATACCCCTTCTGACCTTAAATAATCATTAAGGGTTATCTAAAACTGATTTAATAGTAAACTGAATAGAATCACCTACTGATACATTGATTGCACTAAATGTTGCTCTTAGATACATTACAACATTTGTTAAATGATTGAATACAGCAACCTCTGTTATAGCTTTGCCAGCACCAGTACAAGTGATTAACGCTACTACTTGATAAGTATCATCTGTTGTAGTAGTCGTTTGTTGTGTCTGTGTACCAACAGTTCTTGCTTCTGCAGATGCAGTCTCTAATGATGTATCTCCTACTACTGGAGCAGTTGTTCCTACACCCCAACCAACCCATTTAGGACTTACTACAGATTCACCACTAAGTAAAGCACTTGTTATTGCTAAACCATTATTGACAATTTTTACAACGTCAGCCATTATACATTACCTCCTAATATAGACTTTTGCTTTTCTAATTCTTTTTCTTTTTCTAATACAATTAGTTCAAGATCATTATTATCACTATCACAGATAACGCCTAGATCTTCCTCAGATCCATCTTTACCTCTAATAATCTTTGCTTCAATTGTTACTCTTGTATTAAGTTTTGCTGTAAACATAAATATCCTCCTATAATGATATTGTTACGTCTGATAAAGTAGTTGATAAAGCATGAGGTTGACACTCAAATAATAGTGAAGCTCTACCTACTATAAATAATGATTCTAGACTAACACCTTCATAGATTTTAGCTACATAGTATTTGTCTGTTTCATCATCAAATATAAGACTTTTATAGGTTAATGAACTCAACCAATATGCTATATCTCTTGCTCGACTTCGTAATTCAGCCATAGATGTTCCTATATACTGTATCTCTATGACAATTATTCTATTTTCATATACATTATTACCAAAATCCCATGATCCATGTTTTCCTGGTACAATCAATTCTCTTTTTCTTAGCGAAGGTAGTAATGGTCTATCTACTGACTTCGCTACAAGATTAAAATCTGTTAAAGAATTCAATAAATCATATGTGAATCCTATCATGCAATACCAACTCCTCTACTATAAGATCTTTGTAAGGCGTGTTGATGAGGAGCCATTACATTAGCTAGTGTTTTACCATCAACTACAAGATTAATAGAAATGTTTTCATTAGACGAACCTCTAATAGCATTTGTTAAGTTACTCATACCTGTTTGAGCTCCTGTTTTAATAGATGTCGAAACACCTTCCATAGCATTGATAACCATATTCTGTTTTAATTTGATACCATCAGTTAAACCATCTGTAACATTAGTTCCTATATCCACCATAACTTTACTTGGTGATTTGATTTGTAATGAATTACGTAATGTACTAGCTATGGTATCTGCAATAGAACGAGCTGCTTGTATGAGTTTACCTTTTTGTGCATTCATAGAATTAATTAAACCATTCATCATATCGGTACCAATTATTTTATTATTTTTAACCATTGATTGCATGGTAGTTTGAGTAATAACAACTAGTTTTCTTATTTCAATACCAACATTTTTTGTTAATTCAAACAGATCTGTTCTCATTTGTAAGTTTATTTCGTCCATATTATCATGGAACGTGTTTACAAGAATATTTAAATTTTTAGCAGCATCTGTTTTAATGCCTCTTATGTTTTCATCTGTTGCTTCCCTTAAACCTTCAAGCTGACTTATTGATTCATCCTTTGCTAGCTTATGTTTAAGTGCCCAAAGATCAGAATATTCTGATAACTCTTCACTTGTTAATTGTGTTAATGCATTGATCTGAGCAGCTGCTCTTGGACCCATTTCTCTTAATTCATTTACAACACCTTCGTCAAGTCCTTTACTTACAAGTATCTTTATCTGATGTTGCCATACTTGAAATTCAAAAACTTGGGCTTCAAGGTTTTTCTTTAATTGTATCCCTGTTAATTCTTGTCTTTCAGCTATTTCATCAAATATTCCTGCAAAAGAATATAATGCTTTCTCTTTACTTAACATTGCTTTTGTATATACTTCTTCTTCTTTTTCAATTGCTTTTCGAGATTCTTTTAGTATCTCCTTATAGCCGTCAATGAGTTCTTTTTGTAATTTTGCTTTGTCTTCTCCAAAATCTTTAGTAACTTTTAGTTTAGCTTCTTCAAAGTCTGTCATTAATTTTACAGATTCTTTCATAAAGAGCTCATCAACATCTTCAAATTGTTTTTGTATACCTTCAACAAGTTCTTTAGCAGCTTTTTCTGCTTCTTCTTTAGTTTTATGTATTCCAACTACTAATCCTTTAACAATATCTTTACCAATTCCTTCCATTACTTTTGAAGGTGATTGTATTTGGAATGCATTTTGAATAGTACTAGTAACAGATGTAGCTATTTCTTTTGCTTTGGACATTAAAGTTGTAACTTTACTAGCTACGCCATCAATTAATCCTTGTATAACATTACTACCAATTTTATATAAGTCTATTTTTGCAAATTCAGCTTTCCAATTATTTAATTTAGTTTTAATAGTAGATACCATAGTACTAAACCATGTAACAACAGCATTTTTCCATTTGCTGAGTAATGATGTAATAGTAGAAGGTATTCCATTAAACCAATTAGTGATAGATGATTTCCAAGAACTTAATTTTGATATAATATTCGATCTAGTAGTATCATACCATGATAAAATAGATGATTTCCAAGCACTTAATTTTGATATAATAGCAGCTTTAGCGTTATCATACCATGATGTAATAGTTGATTTCCAAGCATTTAATTTTGTTGTAATAGCTGATTTAGTAGTATCATACCATGATGTAATAGTAGATTTCCAAGCATTTAACTTAGAAGTAATAGCTGCCTTAGTAGTATCATACCATGAAGAAATAGTAGATTTCCAAGCATTTAACTTAGTAGTAATGGTTGATTTAGTAGTATCATACCATGATGTAATAGTAGATTTCCAAGCATTTAACTTAGAAGTAATAGCTGATTTAGTATTATCATACCATGAAGAAATAGTAGATTTCCAAGCATTTAACTTAGTAGTAATGGTTGATTTAGTAGTATCATACCATGAAGAAATAGTAGATTTCCAAGCATTTAACTTAGAAGTAATGGCTGATTTAGTATTATCATACCATGTACCTATTGCATCTCCCCATTGATTTAGTTTTTCTCCAATCATTGGTATTGTTTCAGAAAAGAAAGTATTCATACCTTCTTTGATAGCATCCCAGGCTTTTGTAAAGTCTTCTTGCATTTTAGCTGCTTTTTCTTGAGTTTCCTCGTCCATTGAACCCAGTGAAGCACTAAATATTTTTGTTATACCACTCCAAGCTGTTTCCCAATCTGCAGTAAATACTCCTTTGAAAAAATCAATCAAACCTGTCAATACATCCCAATAAAGCTTAATCTCTGCTGTAATCTCTCTAAAATTTTTTATACCTTCAGCCATGGCTACCTTGATAGCTTCTTTTATTTCAGGCATATGAAGTATAATATAATCAGCAAATTCTTGTAGTATAGGTAATAACTCATCACCTATTGGTATAAGTATAGCTGTTTCTATATTTCTACCTATACCAGTCATTGCTTCACTGAATGAATCATACTTTACATCATTTATTTTTGATAATGCATCTCTTGATTTATCAATTTCTTTTGTAGTATCTGTTAAAGCCTTCATACCTTTGCTTTGAACTTCTTCCCACATAGTACCAAATAGAGCAACACCTGCAGCATACTTCGCTTGAGGATCTTTCATATCATTTAGTTTATTAGTAACTAAAGTAAAAGCACCAGATGCTTTTTCTCCACCAGCTGCTATATCAGCAGTAGTTTTTTCTGCATCTAGACCTAATGATTTAAATGCTTTAGCAGTTTCATCACTACCATCTTTACCTCTAATACCAAACTCATGAACAGCGTCTCCTAATTGATCTAAAGAGAATATACCAGCAGCTGCACCGTTGTTTAATATATTGAACATATCTTCAGCAGTTATTCCTAGTGTGGCGAAATGTGGACCATATTCAGCGATAATGTCAGCAAGATCTCCATTCTTATTTAGACCTTCCTGGGCACCTTGAGCTAATAGATTCATTGCTTCTTCACTAGTTATACCAAAGTTTTTCATCATTATGTCAACGGCTTTTATTGATTCTTCAACTTCTATACCAAAAGTGTCTCTCATTGCAAATGCATTCTGAGTAACTTCTTTAAGCTCATCACCAAGTAGACCTGTTTGCTGGTAAATAAAGGTCATTGCCTTACCAATTTCTTCAAAGTTTTCTCCAAAGTTATTGTTATAAATCTCAAGCATTGTTTCCTTCATACCAGCCATTTCTTCATCAGCTATATTGGCTTCAGCTTGTACACCATTTAATGCTCTTTTTAATTCATCTGATACTTGTACACTCTTTACAATACCAGCAACTACTGCTGCTGCACCTATAGCCGCTAATGATAATGCAGCAGCACCTGCAGTAAGTGCTAAACCTTTCATATCATCAGCTATACTAGTTACATTCATACCACCTAAATTTGAACTAGCATCACCTGATGAATTTGATAGATCTGTCATTGATTGAGTTGTAGTATCTAATTGACCTTGCATTCTATTTAACGCAGTATTTGCATTAGTAACTCTTCCTCTTAGAACCTGTGCTTCTCTACTAAACTCACCATGACGACTAACTGCATCACGTAATGCTGTATTAAGAAGTTCAATTTTCTGTCTTTGTAAAGCCATTTGAGCTGTTAATGCTCTAGACTTTGCTTCTAGTCCTTCTAAACTTTGACCGAAACCACCAGTTCTTGTTGCTTGTTCTCTTAATGTTGCACCAAAATTATTAAGCTCTCTATTAACCGTTGCTAGTTGCGATGTAAATTCCGTACCAGTCAATCCTAATCGTACTCTTAGATTACCAACTTCTTCTGCCAATTCTATCAACTCCTTTAAATACCTAGTTGATCAATCCCTGGTTCATTTTCATCTGCTTTTTTAAGTTTATAAGCCATTAGCTCCCAATAAAACATTATATCCATATCATCAATTTCATTCAATGTCCAATCTTGTTCAAGCAGATTCAGGTAGGTATCTTTAATGAAGTCTAGAATAGTTAAATCCTTATTACCTATTCCTTCTTCTTTTGGGAATAGGCTTAAGACTCCCCCATCTTACCTGTTATAGCAGCTATTGTTTGACCGATCAATGGTAATAAATTTTTTGCTTCAATACCATCATACACATCATCTATTGTAAATTGGTTATTATAACATTCACAAAAGAATGATACAAAATCATCTAGATCTTTTGATTCAAATGATTTCTTTTGAAATTTTTCTGATATTTCAATGGCTGTTTTAAGGAATCTTGCTTTGATTTTACCCATAACAAAAGTTCTTTCTTCATTATCTATTTCAATAACTATTACTCCTCTACGAGCATTTGCTTTAATTATATCTTTGTTACTTTCCTTATTGTAATTTGTTTCGTTAATAACATTTTCGTTGATAGTATTATCATTAGTCATCATGATTTTATTCCTCCAATTTTAATTTATACGCATTATAAATTTATACACGTATAATTTATTGTTATTTATACGTGCATAACTTTTGTATGAGTAAAAATAAATTGAATTTAAAAGCAGGAATAGGAACTTTCCTATTCCCACCTATAAAAGTCTTGTCTACGCTACAGTAGTGAAACTTAAAATATCATTGGTATCTAAAGCAATACCGAATGATGATTTGATACCTGTTGTAAGAATTATATTATGCAATGTAGCACCTGTTAATTCTGCATGAGCAAAAGATATTTCCTCGTATGTTGCATCCCAAGTACCTGTTAAAGTAATTTCTGCACCATCATCTACATTACAGAATAAAGTACCAGCGTTAACAGTTGTTGGATCCATAGGTTTATCAAAAGAAACCACAATGGCAGCTGTCTTAGAAGCAGAATCTTCATCGTCAACAGGTACTATTGTATATGTAGGAGCTACTAGATCAAGAGTAGGACTATGTACTGCATCTAGGAATGTTTCATCAACAGTTCCTTCTTCTTCATCAGCAGTATATTTGAAATAGCCATCTAATCTTGTAACAAACATAGCTGTTATTTTAGGAGTTTGGAATTTAACCTTATCCTCAACAGTTTCAAAATCTTCTGCAGGCTCATCAAATTTTCCTTTTAATAGCCATACATACCTATATGTACCATTTGCTTTCTTAGCTCTAAATCCTAATGCGACATAAGGTGCTATATCATCATTAGAATGACCCATAATACCAGTAACAGCATCAAGAGTTCTACCTAGTAAAGCTGCTTGAACTGCTAATGTTAAATAAGTTATTTCAAGTTCTACTTTAGTATCTCCAACAATAGAAATTGTTTCTTGAGCTGTATTATCACCATATAATGTTTCAGATGATATTGTAGGTTTTAAACCAACCTTCATTGCAGGTGCAATACTTACTGGAGACGAATAAACACCTTCAGTAGTCATAATTGCATATACTAAATCCTCTACACCAATTCTTGTTGACATAATTTGTTCCTCCTTAAAAATTATAATTCTTCTGGATAATAAAACCTTAAAGGTTTATGAAATGTCTGTGTATCACTTTCATACAAATCCTGTCCATTTGATCTACTAAAACCAGCAGCTAACATTAACGTTGTAACAGTATCTACAAGAGCTAAATAGCTACCTTTAGACCAAATATCAATTTGCATATAATGACCAGTATGTGTTTCTACGTTATCAGCCCACATTTCTCCTTGATCAATAACTTCAAAGAAAGTTATATAAGGAAAAACTTTTCCAGCATAAGTTAAAAAAGATACAGGAACACCAGTAGGAGCTAACGTAGTAATAATTAAACTATTCATGTTCATGGTATCAATCTCCTTGCTAGGACTTCTCCCATTTTTTGGATAAGTTCGCCCTTCTTAGCAACTAGTGCTGGTCCAACAAAAGGTTTTGCTGTATTATGTACAGTACCAAATTCAACAAATTTACCTTTCCATTCAGTATTTTTACTAGGACCAACTTCAATATACTTATTATCACCAGTACCTTTTAATTTACTTACTTGGATGTCATCTTTAATATGTAATCCATTTAATGTACTTCTTACAATTCTAGATTCCATCTCAGTTTTTAATATAGGAGCTACTTCCTTTAAAGTTTGTTCAATAATTTCATCTGCATTTTGTAATTGATTTACCTGAGCTAAAAGCTGAGCTAAACCATCAAAATTCATAGAAGCAGTAGCCATTAAGCATCACTCCCTGACTTCAAATCTGATACCATTATTTCAATAATATCTAAACCCACTTTATACGTTCTTTCAACTCTATATGTTATAGAATTGAATTCAATTCTATCTTCTAAATTATAATCTGCAACATGAACTTGGAATGTATGTTCCAATTTTATTCCAGCTAATTTAGCACTGTAAAATTCAACACCTTTAATACTAAGTACATTACAATATACTGTTGTAGAAGTAGGTGTAACAGTTGGAAATCCATTAGCATCTACTCCTTTTACTACAGATATAAGATTGATAGTTTCATTCCAATACATGACTACCTCCTTACTCTGATAAATATTCTTGTGATAGTGATAAATGACCTTTTAAAAGATTATATGACTTTAATTGGTTGTCATGTTCTTTATTATCAAAACCAAAATGAGCTTTTGTATAAAGAACTATTGCTCTTGACATTAAAAAATCATCCTCATCTTCTATATGACCAAGTGCAATACCACATAGAAATAAATCAGATTTTGCTCCTTCCATTAGATAACTGATTTCAGTATCCATAGCGGAATTTGTTACTCTTAAATGTTCTTTCATAAGAGCTAATTGCATTATACCACCTTCTTAATATTTATGATAGTCTAAAGCAAGACTTATTTGATCTGTACCACCTGCTAAAGTTCCTATACCAAAAAATAATATGGAAGGAAATTAATCCTCCCATATTAATAAAATTATACTATTAAGTATGCATCAACGATTTTACTATTCAAAGCATTATGCATATCAAGTGTATTAGACTCAATAAGCGTTAATGATGTAGTAACGGTAGGAGCACCACTTGCAGCAGCATTATCAAAGAAAGAAGATAGCACTGTGTTATAAGGTAATAACCAAGGTAATCCTAATACTTCACCAAAACCGATTTCAGTTGTTGCAGCTAAACCATCATGTGCTGGAATAGATATTGAAGTTACAGTCTTAAATGCTTTACTACCTGTAACAGTAGTTGCACTATTAACTGTAAATATTGGTAATACTTCAGAAATTACTTCATCAGCATAATTTGTACCAGTAATAGTTACCTGTACTGCTTTGATATCTCCACCAGTTCCACCAGTAGTTGCAGTAATATTTCTTGGTACTGATAATGCAATAATATCTGTTGTAAGAACATCTACTGGAGACAATCCACCAGTAAAGTCAACAGCAGCTACTTCACCTGTAGCTTTAGCAGCAGTATCCCAGTTTCCGCCAGCAGCACAAGTAAATGCTGATACATCAACAGGAATAGTTCCTACAGTAGATAAAGTTTGAATAGCACTCTCAATTAGAGATGCTGTGTTCTTAGTAGCTGTTGTATTAGCCAAAGCTATATTAATCGTATAAGTAGCAGCTGTTTCAGTTACCGCTAAGGTATCATCATCTGCAGTTGTAAGTAAAATCTTTAAAACATTAGCACCAACACCTATTGCTACAGTGCTTGACACAGTTAAAATATCAGTTTCTGCTGAAGCAGCTTTTACTACACATTCTGCTGCAACATTTATCGCAGGATTTGTTTTAGCTAAATGAACACCATTTGTATCAGCTACAGTAGCTGATAAAGCGGCTACTTGAAAATGAGCTAGAAAAGCTCTATCCATAGCTACACCAGCTATATCTGTTGAAATTCTTTGACCTAATTTATGATTGTAAGGATATAAAGCCATTTTTGTTTCCTCCTCTTATTAATTAACCCTATGAGTTAATCTAATATTGACTTTCATTCTAAATAAAAAGGGTTGAATTAAAAATCCAACCCTTACATATTACTTTCTTAAGCTTCTTCAATAAGAATAAATGCATCTGTATCAAGAACTTTTCCGTCCAAGAGTGCATAGCCTCTAAATGTTACATAACCAGATTTGAATCCAACTGAAACATCTTTTTCAATTGATACTCCTTCTTGATAATTTATCTGGTAATAATTCAAATTACCTAGGATAAGATGACTATCCGCAATTTGATCAGCAATAACTACAGGAACACCAAGGATATTAAATTTAGCAGGTGATTGAACATCAGCAATAACTACTGGATTACCGTCTGCATCTACAATACCTAATACTTCAGTGTAAAATGTTTTTCTATTCATTGAAAATGATGCACCACTAGCATATTGTCCAGGTAATGTACCTAGAGCTGTTACTAGAGTAGTATAATCAATAGCACCAGTAAAATTAACTTCAGTTAATGCTTCAGTTAAAATTCCTTTAGGAGCAGTTGCACCATTACCAGAAATAACAGCTGCTTCAATAGCTCTTGACATTTTGATACCGATTTCAGTAGCAATATAAGCTTCAAATGAATCAATAGTCATTGTTAAAGCTGCTTTACTGATATCGATAATCTTGATAAGTTCATAACCATTAAAAGTTACTTTTACAGGAATTACAGTATCATCACTT